GGATTTTAATTCTGACATTTCTTCTAGCAGAATTGGAATCATAGGTATGGCAACACGCTCTTCATAAATCATCATAGCCAAATCTTCATAGTGCTTTTTAGCAACAGACACAGTCTCTGTTCTAATTCCAACTGCTTGTAGTTCATTTTGAATATCAAATGATTGCCAACGGTCAAAAGAAACCATACCAATATTAAAACCTTCTCTACGAAGATTAATAATCCATTGCTTTACTTCTGATAAGTTAACTGGTCCTTCTGCTCTTGGCTCCCACCAGGCAACGGCATCAACAACTACAATTGGTGCTACCTGCTCATAATCTTTTATAACTTGAATGTTAACCCATTTGTCAACATGTGCAATAGCAACGGCACACTTGTCATGTTTTTGTGCAAGGTCAGCATGAATATAATATATTTTTTCTGGATCTGCTTTAAAGGTTTCATCAAATCTTCTAAAAGAGTCTAGTGGGTTTCTAGTGTTCATACATTTTTCTAACTTTTCTTTTTGTTTAAAGAACGCATCAGATGCAAATGTTGGAACACAGGCAAAACGCATCATAGCATCGCCTAAGTCTGTATAAAATGCTAGTTTAAAATCATCTATTTTACGAGTAGGGTTTACTTCCCAAGTAGGTCTTTTAAGGGCTAAGATTTTTGGAACTTTGTATGAAACTATGTCGTCTTCTTCCCAATTAATCTCAAACTGATTGTTTGGATCATCGTGTGGTAAATTTTCATTCATAATAAAAACGTGTTTTTTTTCAATAGTTTCTTTTTCTGCAATCACATCATCATATCTTTTAGAAATAAAGTCTCCTTGATAGCGAGGAAATGAAAGCAATACAACTTTACCAAGATCTGGGAAACGAGAATCTACAGAGCCACGAAATGCTTTATAAATATTTTCTGCAGTCTTGCCCTGTTCATTACCAGTTCCAACCTCACTAGCAAAACCAGAAATTTCGTCAAGCACTGCAAGCAATAAGTTTAAACCCTCATGCGATTCTCTTTCTGAGTGACCAGAATAAACTGTAATTGATTTATCAAATTCTACTGAATCTGCTTTAGCATTATACTTACCTGCAAACCAAGGTGATTTTTCAATCTTTGTTTTAAATCCTTTAAAGAATACATTCTTTGCTTGTTGTGCGTTAATAGCAACGTTAATTAAATCTATTGCATCTCCACTTGGTTTTCCGAAATATCTTGCAGGATCTTTGAGACATAATAACTTATAAACAATATAAGCGCAAGCAACAGTAGAGGTGAAATCTTTACCAGAACCTTTGCCCAATTGTAGGATGATTTCGTTTTTTGTGTATTTTTCATAGTACCTTGCCCCTTCAGCATCTCCATATAATTCTTGCAAATCTTCTTTTTTATATACCTGGCTCATTGCCTCTACAATGTCATATTGAATTGTAGACAAGGGTGGTTGTCCTAAATAGTCAGAAGACTCTACAAATGTTTTAGCGTCTACTGGCTTTTCTTCAAAATGATTTTCTTTTAGTACTTCAAGAAAGTCATTGAACATCGTGGACAATTGTAATCACTTCTCCTTCTTTAGCAATTTGAGAAAGGCGTTGCATAATTAAATCACGAACCTCTGGGTGTGTTGAAGCAATCTCCCTAAGAATTTCAACTAAGACTTCTTGACGTCTTTCAATTTGAACCATCTCTTCTGCAAGTTCTTTGTTTTCTAACAAACCAGCCTTTTGCAACATTTCAATTCTAGATTTTTCAATATCCATAACCAACTTAATTGCTTGAGTCTTTGCGCTAAGATTATTTGTCATTGATGCTTCATCAATAACTTCATAGGACTTAGAAATAAGTTTACTATAATGTGTATCTGCTGCGGCAAGAGCCTCTTTAGCACGAGCACGAATTGCATCATTGGCAGATGCCATAACTTTCCACTCATTAATTAATGCAACAACACGAACTCGTGGAATGTCTAACTCTTTAGATATTTTTGTTGGATCTTGACCTTTAAGATACTCTGTTACAACTTTATTTACTTCATCAAGATGTTGTATTAAATCTGTTTCAGTTGTCATTTTTTTCCTTTGCTATTTTAAGCAATACTAAATATCCAATAAGATCATCTATGTCATTGTCTCCAACATAGTCTGTCCCTTTCATAAGTCTGCTTAACTTATCATCAATTCTAACTCTAAGTTGTTCTACTGGATCTGCCTTGCTAAAAATTCTAACAGGATCTAAAGCAGAATCTCCATATGCAATATTTTTATCAATTAACATTTGTGCAATTCCATGACAGGTTGACCAAATTTGTTTACCAGAAGGCGCACTAATAGAATGAAGATATAAATCGTCACACTTAAAACTTTTTACATCTTTATACACTGGCTCTAATTTCATCTTTTTGATTTCCTTAATCCAAATTTTGCAAGATAAACATAGATTGTTTCTATGCTTGCCCCGCATTCTCTAGCAATTTCTTCTGGAGATTTTTTATCCATAAGATATCTCTTACGAAGCCAAACCTCTGACTTATACAGTTTACCACTCATAGTACTATTTGTCAACCCCTATTGCTTTATTCCAATTATTGATAGCCCAATGACCGATACCACAAGCGTCAGCAACATCATTGTCGCTAATAGTTTTATCATAAATGATTTCAATTAATTTCATAGTCCTTTCTTTTCTAAACTGCCGTTCAAAAGTTTTATACCATGAGTCTGACTTGCCAGGGTTTTGCGATCTAAGAATTAACTGCTCTTCTTTTGTTAATTTTTTATTACCTAAATAATTTTGCCAGGTAATTGGTGAGACCTTTCCAAAAGACTCAATGCCAGACAAACTAGCAGCCCCAAGCAGCGCACCCTGGACCAACGCTAAATCTGCAGCAGTTTTAGGACTGTTCATGTAGACGGTATGTTCAATAACAATTGCATCTACTGATTTAAAATATTCAAACAAAGCCTTAGATTTTTTACAAGCATCAGCGACCTTATCATAAATATCATTACCTTCAAATTTTATTTTACCAATATCTCCAAGGTTTTTGTTTACATAAAAAGCAAATGCAAGACTATTAGTACTAGCATCAATAGCACAAATGTTTTTAGGTTGAACTTCTATGCCCCATTTATTCTTGCTCATAATCAAAAAATCCTTTTATTTGTTTTAACATTTTGTCTACTTCTTTTTTACTTACATTACAGTTAGAGCAAAATCCAGAATCGTTATAGATAGACAACTGCTGACCACATCCACCAAAACATTTTCTAACTTTGCCAATTCGTTTTTGTCTTTTTGTTATTTGATATCGTTCTACAATTTTATCTTTTGTGGCAGCGTCTCTACACTCTACCCCGCAGTAAATTTGATAACTTACATTGGGGTTAAAAGCATTATTACACTTTTCACAAAGTTTCACTAAGCCCCTCAAGAGGTTTGATTTTAAGAACCCCTACTTCTGCCTCTGCACAGGCTTTTTGAATAGGGCAACCTTTACAGATTTTAGAGTTAGACCTATATGTTTTAACTGGAATGTCTCTATCTGTCCAAGCCTTACGAACTTGTCTCATCCAGTCAAATGCGTAATCAATCCATTTACGATATTCATCATTAACACGTACTGGCAAAGTTAATAGTTCATGGTTGTTTTTGTTTTCATAAATTAAAACGCCTTTGTCTTTCTTTAATATTTTCATATAAATAAGCAACTGCATTAAGTGTCCACCTTTAGGTTTCCTGCTTGCCTTTTTATATTCAAAACCATCGTTTGGCATTGTTTTAATTTCACCAAGAATAGACTGTCCTTTATAGTCAAGCATAACATCGCCATAACCAAAGATTGGCGGATCGTCTGCTTTAACTGTAAACTCTAATGCAGGATGTTTTTGTTTGCCGTATTTTCTTTCTGTCTCAAACTCCATAGTTTTATCTAGGATGTCTGCACTAATCATTGCATCTTGAATTCTATCGTGGCTTAATGTACCACTGTTTCTGTTTGCCACACCATACGGATCTGCATTGTCATAAAACACTGCTCCATCAAATGCAAGATACCAGAAACGAGCACACTCTCCAGAACCCCAAGCCAATCCAGACGGAGAGAAAGAATACTTCTTAGTAAACTTTGGCTTAATGTCAGCAATATATCCTTGCTGAATAGCATCTACCAAACCTTCTGTATACCCAGTATCGTCATTGTGTATTGGTTCGTCTTTCTTAATCATAATTTGCTTTAGTAAGTTTTTAGTCATTTTTATCCCTTGTTTTATATAAGTATACCAGGTTAGCGAATTATGTACTTGAGTGCTGATACCAGGTCGTTAATTGATTCTGCTGCCGTGAAATATATGTTTTTCTTTGCCCTGTCACTTTTGTCTACATTAGCCATCCAGGTTGCTTTAAATGACATCTTTGCTGCAATAGCCTGTAGTCTAACAATTTCTACAGTGGCAACATTAAGTGGCACATCTGGCTTTATGATTAGTTTAGCAATCATTGTTAAGGCAATTGTTAACTCTTCATCTTTCATGTAGTCAGCAATTTCAGTTAAACCATTGACCATGTCTATAGTTGTTCCTGCTGGCTGAACTTGTTCTGTCATTTTATTCCCCCTCTGTTAATTGTTCTAAAAGATCCATCTCAATTATAGCAAGTCTTACTTTTGTATTGCCTTCGCCTAAAACAACAATAATAGCAGGAGACTTATCTGTCCCTGATTTTATTGAATCTGTTACAGCCTTAGCCCAAACATCTTTATTTAATGTAAAAGATTTACCAACTTCTTTAAAGTCAACAATAAAATTTCTCCAAGTTGCATCCCCTTTTTTATTATTGCGACCAGAGTTTTTATGCTGCTTTGCCCCAATCCTTTTTGATTCGCTTCTTTCACTCATCTATAAAATCCTTTTTCTTTTTTTTAAGTGGTATTAATCCAACCTTTGATATATGTTTTTTAGAACACATCCAAGTTGCATCTCCAGTTTCTCTCCAATATCTTAAAGATAAAACTTCTTCTTGACAAGTTTTGCATGGAAATTTTCCTGGGTAAACAGTAAATTCTTTAGACATTACTCAACTTATCTTTTAGTTGTTGTTGTAAATCTAAATCTTCTTTAATTCTATTAACTATTCCGTCTCTACCTTGAACCTTTGTGCCATCATCAAGTTGATACCATGCACCAGTTCTACTTAATAAACCAACAGACTCTGCTGTATCTACAAGATCACCAATAGCATCAATGCCAATGTTGTCTCCACGGAAATAAAAATCATATTCTCCTGATTGGAAGCCTGGAGATGTTTTAGAAAATTGTAGTTCCCAGCGAATCTTTCTTCCTATCTTTTCTTCAATTAACTTATCTCCAATTTTTATTTTACCCTTAATTGCTTGGTTATCAGATTCTGATGAAAATAATTTAACAATACAAGATGAATAAAACTTGGTAGCCTGCCCACCAGACGGTTGCTGGCTAGTATACATAGCGCTAATATTATTTCTTGATTGTGAAATAAGAACAAGTAAAGTAGGCTTTACTTTATTATTGGCATAGTTAAGCATCTTCCAAGCATTACTAAAGTCTCTAGACTCTGCACCAATTTGTTTAGTATTTTCAAGAGCCTTCATCTCATCTGTATCTTTTTCAAAATAAATTGCTGGTAGCATAGAAGTGATAGAGTCAACAACAATTAAATCAACTCCAGCATTCATTAAGCCAACGCCTACGTCTACCATATCACTAATAGTACGTGCCTGTGAATAGATAAGTTTTGTTGGATCTACCCCAAGTTGTCTAGCCCAATCTTCAGAGTATGACATTTCTGAATCAATCCAAGCACAAACCTTGCCTTCTTTTTGTGCTAGAGCAATCATTTGTAAACACATTGATGACTTAGCAGAAGATTTACTTCCCCAGATAAGTACCTGTCTTCCATATGGAAGTCCTCCACCTAGTGCACGGTTTAATCCATAACTTGGTGTTGGCTGGTATTCAAAAGTAATACCTTCTCCAGTACCTAAACGCTTGCGTATTCTTGGGTCTAATTGTGACAATACATCTTCTATACTAACTGACATTTACATCCTCCATTATAACTGTTCCGTCTTTAGTTTTACCAAAACTAAACTTATATGCCTTACCTTCTTCTATATGCATGTATGCTTTTGGAAATGCCGTTGGAAATACTGTAACAGAATGCAAGTCTCTTGCGGTATCTGCTAATGTAAGTGAAGCCATTTTTTTACCAGCCTTTGTAATTCTTGGCTTGAATGAAACAACAAACATTTCGTCTTCTGTATAAGGCAATTGCTTATAACTTAAAAATTTAACTAAAGCATTTGAAGATGCTTTTATTTCGTCAACAGGAACTGCAGAGACAATCCTATTGTCATTAGCAAGAACCAAGTAAGTACGACCTGTCTCAATAGTCGTTCCTTCTTCATCAAATATACCAACAGAACCAGTTTTGTCCAAAATTTCAACTCTTGACCATCCCTTTCCTCGTTTGATTGTTTTAACCATACCTAAAAGAATAAAAGATCCCTTTTCTTCAAATGAATCTATGTCTTGAATAAATGCATAGTAATGAGAGGGAATTGTTATATTAAACTCTGGAAGGTTTAAGTATTCATAAATATTTTCTTTAATTTCAGAATCATTTCTAGGATTATCTGAAAAGGTAGCAGCACCTATAACTCTTAAGGCTTGCAATGCACGACTATTAACTCCATTACCTTTTGTAAAGGTAAACTCTTCAAGTTCTTTATAAGAGTTAAATGGTCTTGCTGCAATGTATTTTGCTGCAATATTATTTGAAATATACTTAATGCCAGTTAAGCCGAAACGAATTCCTTTACCTTCAATTTTAAAATCAAAGTCTGAATCGTTAATGTGTGGCAGTTTAACTGAAATGCCCATACGCTTTGCTTCAATTAGATATTCTGTACGACCATCTTTATCTTTCTCATTCTTAAGAAGAGCAAACATAAACTCAAGAGGGTAGTAGTACTTTAACCACGCCGTCCAATACGAGAGCGTAGAGTAAGCAACCGCATGACTCTTGTTGAACGAATATCCCGCATGCGCTTCAAAGTCATGCCATAAATCACGAGCCTGATTGGGAGCAATATAGGCAGAAGCGCCAGTAATAAAACGCTCTTTATAAATATCGAACTCTTTCGCATCCTTTTTCTTTCCAATGATTTTACGAACCTTGTCAGCATCAGACATTGACATTCCACCTAGGTGAACGCAAGCCTGCATAACCTGTTCTTGGTATAGGATACACCCATATGTATCGTCGGTAAACTCTTTCATAATCTGATGAATATATGACACATTTTGTTTACCGTGTTTACGAGCAATGTAGTCTTTACCAATAGTATTCATGGCTCCTGGACGTACTAGAGCGTTAGAGGCTGCAAGTTCGTTAAAATTCTTTACGCCCATCTTAACTAAAAGGTTTGTGTATGGTGTTGCTTCACATTGGAATACACCCTTTGTGTACCCGTCAGAAAGCATCTCATAAACTTTTGGATCTGCCATATCAAGAGATAGTAAATCAATTTCTTGATAGTGATTTTCTTTAATCATTGCAACTGCATCTTGAATTACGCTAAGAGTTTTTAGCCCAAGCGCATCAATCTTAATAAGACCAATTTTTTCAGCCTCTTCCATATCAACTCCAACAACTGGAATTCTTTCATCTGAGCCAGGAGAAGAACGCT